TGCAGAGTTATTTTTGTAGAATGTAATTTCATTATCATCTCTATTAAACGCAACGCCCATTAGATCGCCAGTTGTCCATGTTGCTCCATAAGAGGCCACAGACGAAAAGTTATATTTGGTTCCTAGTCCAGAGGAATATAAAACGGACTGATTACCTTCATACGCATTTCCAGATCGTGATTGATCAATTACTCCTATCATCATAGAAGTAGAATATTGCATCAGAAACTCCCAGTACCATTTACCGGTGCTTGGTATCTGAAAAGTAGCATTCATCCTAGGATCAGTTGAAGTGGTTGTCACTTTCAAGTTTCCTTCAGAAGAGGCTATAGAGCCATTACTATCAATAGGATTCATCGTGCAGTAGTTCAGGGTGGGACTGTCCAAAACCTGATCTGTAGCAACAAGATTCGTAACCGTAAAGTCGTTTGTGTTACCGCTAGAGTCATCACCTAATGCAGATGAGTCTTGGAACTTTAGGTAGAACCCGTTGGTTCCGTAACTTCCAGAGTACTCGACAGGAACCCATTGGTTAGTGTCTGAATTGGTTTCACCAAAAGAGGATGCGTCTAAGGCAGTGCCGTCGATGAAGTGGACTTCTGCTAGGTAGCCGTCTAAGTAATCGTTTAACCCAGTATTTTTCCCAAGTCCATGCAAACGAGAATTATTGCCGTAATTAATATATCCGTCTAAATCTTCAGAAGGATATGTTTCTGTTGAAAAATCTGTAACCTGAGAACCGTTGATGTAAATTTTAATTCTATTAGAGGAAGTTGCTTGAGTTGTATCATAAGAAACAACAATGTGATACCAAGTAGCAATGTCTCGGTAAAGAGCAGTCGTTACTAACCTAGACTGATAAGAGCCTCCAATTGTGTAATCATAAAATGTAAATGTATCGTCAGCAGGAAATTCCAATGCGCCCACTTGAGGGCCGGTATCTGAAGAAAATATTGCATTAGGAGTAGCACTTCCTAATTCAGAGCGTTTAACCCAACCGCTCCATGTCCAAGTTTTTCTATTACCCGATGAAGCATATGCTTTCTGCAAACAAGCAGAATCATCATCGTTAAACCGCAACGACTGTTCTATGTCATAGCCAGTTCCCTGACCCGATGAGCCAGCAAGTATGTTAGAGCCTACAGGCATTAACTTAACGCCAACGTCGCAACGGCGTGAATATTAGATGCGTCTTTAATAACATAATCAATCCTGTCAACAGCGGCGGCTGTGGTTGTTAGAGTTGGTGCAGTACCTCCTGCAAAGTCCCAGTCAGTTCCCCACGAAGCCGTCCTTGATCCAGTTCCATCCTGAGTGATAAAGATGCTACCGCTCTGTCCTGCTGTGTCATTTGATGGATTTGCAAATGCCGCATTATGAGCAAGTGTTACACTAAAGTTATTACTGTTAGCCATATCAATAGTAATAGTTGTTGCTGAACTTAACGCTGTAATCTCGCCACGCTGTCCTGCTGTCCATGTATTAGCATCAGACACGTCAGGTTTAGCGTCTAACTGAGTTTGAATGTTAGATGTTACTCCATCAGTATAGTTAAGTTCTGCTGTAGTAGCAGTTACGCCATCTATAATATTTATTTCAGATGCAGTAGCGGTAACTCCATCCATAATATTTAGTTCAGAAGTTGTGGCAGTAACACCGTCCATAATATTTAATTCAGACGTACTGGCAGTAACTCCATCCAAGATGTTCATTTCTGCTTCACTGGTAGTGACAGCAGTGGTTCCGGCAAGGCCAGAAAACTGAGTCTTTAAGACTCCTTTAACAAGACGCAAATGATCATCGCCTTGACTTACCGGGTCAGTAGCAGTTGGATTTGAGTCATTTAATTGACTAATATAGGAGGCAGTTTCCAATCCCATTATTATTCTCCTAGGCTAATTCAAATATTCCAGTCGCGCTAGGAGTAACAGTTAATGTATTATCCTGAGCGAGAGTGAATTGAGAAGTTGTTAATTTAGAGAAACAAACGAGTTTGCCGCCTGCTTGATATACAACAGCATATTTGATATTAGGAACTGTTCCTCCAGTAGCGGTCCAAGTAACAGCAGTAGAATCAAATCTATACTTGTTAGTTGCAACAGATGCCCAAGTTCTGGATGTAACAGATGCTCCGCCAGTAGCGTAACCATTTCCGTTAGCAACCTCATTTCCCAAAGATGCTTGAGTTGATAGAGCAACATTGTTTGCGTTAGCACTTGCGGCGCTTGTATGCAAAGCAAGATAAAAACCAGTACCAGTTCCATCTAAATCAAACTGACCGTTTCCTAAATATTCTCTAAAACTATTATAAAAAGTCCATGCTGTAGCCGCCATTTAAGCCGCCTCCTTAAGTATTTCTGGATGTTTAATGATGTACGATATTAGTCCATCACCGTGAACGGACAGTTCGTAGTGATCTCCAGTTGTACTAACTAATTGTACAAATTCTTTTGCTTGTTGAAAATGGGCTACTGTACACCGAAATTTTCTATCCCCCAAAACAACTTCTATTTCTTGCTCTTCGTCATTTTCTGGTTGTTGATAAGCATGATGATCATCCATTATGCAACTATCAAAACCAAAAAGTTCAAATTTGCAAAATCCTAGCATTCTAAGCAGATGTATTGCTCTAAAAGTAACGGTAGATCCACCCATAACTGGATAATATTTACCTTTATACTTTTCTTCTAACAAATGCTCGTTATCTGTATCTCCCGCGCAATGCCATATGTAGACATCATTATTACAAAGTTTGTCAAAAACTTTAGGATGGCACTGGGATGCTATAAAATATTTGCATTCATCAATGATTGGATCAGTAAATCTATGATTAAATTCTCTACTATCTAACATTATAAATGCAGAAGGAGAGACTCCTCTGTCAAAACAATATTTATAAGCCCCATTTAATGCTACAATTGGAACTCCATTGTTTTTCTTTTCTTCTATTATACCAAAAGTGCTACCCAAAGAGGGACCACCGGCTACTAGACAAACCACTTTATCTGGCTGTGTCTCGTAAGGAGTAACTTGTGGAAGATCTCTATTTATGCTAGATTTTATGTTACTTGTTATATTCTCTGGAGTCTCGTTAATAGAGCATTTTATTTCTGAAATAATTTTTTTGCTTTTAACCTCAACAATGGGAGGTTCAGAATATACGCCGACTTGTAGCATTATGCGGGACTGAAAATCAGTCTAATCTCTAAACCTAAAGTATTTGTTGCAACAGCGTCAACATCTACCCTAAGAACATCAGCAGTTGAAACAAGATTGTTAGCGCCTACAACATTAGGGGTTGCAGCGGTAGAAGAATCTTTTTCGTTTAAATCAATAGTTATTGGAGTAGAAAGAATATCAACCGCATCTGTAAGATTATGTATTTGAACATTTGTTATAGAGCCGCCTGTTCCTGCTGTATAAACGTGCGCTTCTGTAGATTTTAATCTTTTATTGTTTAATGAAGATGGTATGGTTATATGAGCAATTCCGTTCCCTGTTGTTGGGGCAATAGAATCATTTACGCATTTTATTATTAAAGTTCTTTCAACAAAAACGCTAATATTTTCTGGCAATATTGATTTTGCCTGTGTAGTGGAATTGTCGTAAAAAAGAATCTTATCGGCAGATGGATCTAAAGAGGTCTCTACGTTTAAATTTGGTATGTTTTCTTGTTTATTTACGTCTAAACTTTGTAAATTGGAGTCCATCTCGCCAAATGTAAGAGGGCTTCCTTTTGTTTGTCTTAATGTTAATGTAGTAGCCATTAAAATTCAATCCTATATGTAGACATTATTCTATTTTCAGAATACCTTAAATTATATCCGCCTGATTTAAACTGCAATTCGTAGCCGTTATCATTTGCATGTAGTTGGAACATTTCTGACGATATTTTATCATTACCTGATATTGCGTAAAGGGTGGCTGCTGCGATCCCAGAAACGATTAACTCCTTCTCGTACTTTTGATACCACTCTTTCTTTTTCTTTGCCTCTCTCTGGCCGCATAGGTTTATGTTTCTTCCGTTCCCTGTCCCCGCTGCGCCGTTCTGACAAAGCAAATCTCCCAAGGCTCTCGCCTGCGTTGAAGTTGAAACTATTGAATACTCATTTGCTACTACAGGTATACCTAACTTTAGCGCTTCCTTGAGCATGTCAAGAGCCATCTGTGTATCAGATACTTGGTTGCCATGTATGTGACCACCAAACTGTAGGTAAACAAAATCAGCGCCCTTATAGTAATTAGTGTTTCCAGAATGACCGCCTACACCGGGGCTAAGGTGAACAGCAACGTGCTTGCCTGTGTTGGCTTTTACCCTGTCTACCATTGTATTTACTTCTGCCGCAGAATATTGCTCGTCACACTCAAGGCAGACTACATATCCCGCCACTAGATCGTCATTAGTTTTGACGTAGTGGTCTATAAATAACAAAGTACTACTTAGAGGCTCTTTGCTATCTCCCTGTCTACCTTCCCCTGTAAGCCACACTACTGGCTTTAGGCCAGAGTTGTTTAGTTCCTGTAGCCTTGCTCTCTGGTTGGCGTAACCATCAACAGTAATGCCGTGGTATCCACCTGTTTTGGCTCTGGCGTATACATCTATGTGTGTATCGCCATTTCCTATAAGTTTATTTTTGTATGCAGCGCGTTCTTCAGCGGTTCCAAAACCATCAGACATATACAACAAACTCATTCCGTATCTTTTTTTCCAAGAGGATGGATCACCTAACTCTCCTGTTAAAAAACTAGATCGAGAACCATACAGATCTGCATTAGATACTGCTGTATACATTATCAAAAGAACAATAAAGACATAAAGCGCAACAATGCTTATTGACTTTAAACAATCCTTCATAAACTCCGTCACCGTATATATGGGTTAGGGTGTTTAGGCTCTTTTCCTTTCATTTTTACAGGGCCCGGTAAAAACCATCCAAGCACCATGGGAATTATTACTATGAGAATAAGTAGCCATCCTCCCATTTCAGTCATAGAGCCTAGCAAACTCCAGAAATTATCAGGAGCGCAGGAGCCTTCAGCCATAGTAGTAGGGGACGAACCCATCGTTGCTGTCGCCACATCTGTTACAAAGGCAGTTGTCATGGCACCCGCTATCGGCGCAATCACACCCCCACTGAATACAGTCCCCGCAGTTGCACCCACCGCCGCTCCAGTTGCTACTATTCCCGCCTTCTTTATCGTCCCGCATCCTACTAACCCCAGAAGACTGAGGCAAATACAAACGCTACGACTACTATGCCAATCCACATTTTTGATCTTGCTGATAATGCTTTCCATTTTTCTCTCATCCTCATCTCCTAAATATTACAAAGTTGTTACACCTGTGGAATAGCAATGCTGTCACCGCATCCGCATCTTGCTGTACCTTCACTTGGGTTAACCACAAACGTCTTAGAAAAACCTTTATCTTCGTAGTCAAGACTACCGCCTTGTAAATATTTCTGCGACATCTCGTCTGCGAATCTGGTGTTGTCTCCAATGCTCAATCCTGTAGTACCTATCGAGTTCATTTTCTCTAAAGTTATCATAAGGCCACTGCACCCGCCACCTTTTAAACCTATCTCTAAACACTCTCCATCTGCTAAGAGTTCGTTTAGTTTTTCTTGCGCTGAAGGTGTTATTATCATTCATTTATAGTTCGCATGACTGCGATGCGGGCCATTATTTTGCTTGTAGTTTTAGTCATCACGCATGGAATAAAAGCGTGAATAAAAGCGCAAGCGCTACCAACCAACAGAGAGCAAGCAAAATACATTGCCTTTCGTAAGTGTTGCAGATACGTTTCATTATTTTCTTTTAGATGTTTCATCTTTTTTTTGCTGTTTTTGCCGATCTTGTAAATGATTTATTTGTAGGAGCGCCTTTGCTTCCGGGTTTTCTCATTTTTTCGCCTGACCCTGCTTTGATTCTTTTTCTTTTAGCGTGAATATTTGAATACAAACCTTTTTTAGCCATTAGCATTTCCACCTTCGTCTTGCTTGTCTAATTCTAGAATTAGGGTCATTTCTAGTCTTTGCGCTAGAATTTTTTAATTGTCCTGCTGATCTGGCGCAGTAAGACTTTCTTCTTTTTGAATCCTTAGATCCCTTCTTTGGGTTACCTGTTACTGCTGTTTTAAGTTTTGAGCCGGGGTTTGCTCTTCGATGCGCGGCAACACCCGCCTTAGTCATACCCGCACCTTGCTTTGTTTTTCTATAATTAGGCTTACTGCCTGAAGTTGTTTTAGGTATTGTTTTTTGTCTACTCATTTAATTGAAGCAACAACTTCGTTGTCCTCCCAGTTAATTTTAAGAGTTACTTCTCTTCTTTCGCAGGCGTACCTAGTAGTTCCATCAAGGTTGTCTTTCCAACCATTTCTTTTTAGTGTTCGTTTCATTTGCAAACATCCCGCCATTCCCATGCGCTCCCATCCACTATCAGTTTCGTGGTGGCCCATGAATTCAATAACGGAACCGTTCAAATACAACACAAGCACCATCATAGTTATCTGCATTAGTGTACTCCGTTGCTTGCCTTCATCGTTTTATCCTTAAGAGTCTCAACATGACGCTCTAAGTTCTCGATGCGTTGTTTGAAGAAGTCTAGCGTGAGCGCCTGCTGTTGGTCATATGGTGCCTTACCTGTTTCAATTATGACTTGTAATTTTGCAAACTCTTTTGCTAGATGTTCTAGCAACATGAACTGTTCAGCGTCTGCGGGTAGCGCACCAAGTTCACCTCTAGGCCACTTGATACGGAAGGTTTCGTTCTGCTCTACAGACTTCTGCATTAGAATCTGATTAGTTTCTATTACATTCAGTCTTTCTTGAAGACCAAACCACGCCCATGTACCTACAGCCACAGCACTGGCAAGACCTATAAGATTTCTTAGCGGAAGACCTACGCTAGTCTTGTCGGATACCTCTAGGTCGCTCATTTGTTTAGGAGTCTTTGCTCTAGCGTATCTATGCGGTCAAGAATTCTATCTATGTGCGTGTCAAGTTCTGCACGACTAACCGTCACAGTTGCTAGGTCTGTTACTCTGGCGTGTAGCCTGTCTATCTGTGAGAATATTCTTTTAACTATCCATCCACCAAGGAACAATATGACGCCGATCAAAGCGTCTACCATGACGGAGGCTTCCACTAGGTCTTCTCAAAGAATTCTGGTGCAGGATTAATACTGATAGCCATACCGCTAGGGCTTTTTCCCGACCAGATAATACACGCCTCCTCTCTAACTTTATTTTTCTTAGTTATTACTATAGTAGATTGAGTTCTTTCCTTGTTAACAAAGTATACTAATGTGTTAGGCTCATCTCCTTCCTTGAGATAGCCCATCATTACAGGAGTCTCTTGGAATTCAATGGATAACAAGTCCACAATAAAATCAAATGAGTCAGCACAGAACAACTGCATCTGTACCATGACAGGTCTGATACCTTCCGGTGGGCTCTGCGCCATAACTGGAGAAACCAACATTAGCAGTATTAATAATATTTTATTCATCTGACACATAACCTTCTAAAATATAAAAGTTTTGAAAATAAGGCATCAATCCGTAAGGAAATTTTCTTGGGCTTTTTTCGTTAAAATTCCTTCCGTTTACCATTCTATATGCGACCCTTTTTGAAGAGGATCTTTTTCCTGCTCCTATTCTTGATTTTCTTGCCATTAGAATCTTGCCTCCGATTCAGGCTCTAAAGACCTTCTTGTTCTTGATATAGGGGGCATAGCATCCATATCATATATTCTTGATAAAGCATCTAAAAAATCTGGGTGTATAGTTGGAAAAAGGTTGTATTCATTTTTTCTTACCCAGTCAGAAAGGTCATATAACTTGCCTTCTTCATTTTTTCGCATTATTTTTTTAGATATTAAAAATGCTTGCTTTTTATGTTTAAAGTCTTTTTGATGAGAGGTTAGTCTTTTCTCGTCTGTTGGGTAAGGAAAGAAAAAAGATCCGTCTTTTAAATCTGGCTCTAGTCTTTGTATTCTGTCTCTTTTAGATTGGGATCCGCCGCCGCCCGTCCAATTCAATTCGTATACAGGAAAAGAACTCCCTTCAATACGCATCATCTCTTTAAAATGTTCAATATCAGATTGCGCTCCGTACCTTTCGTACCCCACCTTTACCTCTCTAACTCCGGGTGCTCTCTTCCATTTGGTTCTTAGATGTTGCAAATTTTCCCATCTTTCCGATAAACTAAGCCTGTGGCAAACTCCATCAAGCAAAAATTTATTGTAATTAGAATCTACGCCTACCACTGCAATCGCAGTCCTATTGGATTCTTTTTTTCGCGAGTGCGCGGGATCGCACATAATGTATACGTTCATAGTGTAAGGACGTATTTCCCATTCGTTCCACCACTCCTGTTTAAACGCAACATCAGATCCTGCAATAGGATTTAATAACTGTTGGCAAGCAACGGTGTATGTAGAGGTTGTTTTTTTAATTTCTTCCCATCTTTCGTCTTCCAAAAATACAGGAGTTCCCTCCATTGTCCCGTCTTCTGTCGCGGGATGTATTCTCGGTTTTACAGCGGCTCTTTGCAGAATGGTTCCGTAAGTATCCCCATAAGAATACCTTGTTCCTGCATATTGAAACCTTGGCCTGTGAGTAGAACCCAAGTTAAGCGATAACTCCCATTGAGTAGTTGTTTTTTTGATCTGCTCTGGAGTTGTTACCGATTCTTGAACAACAACGTCATCATAAATAATTAAATTAAAGTGTCGCCCAGTAGGTTGACCGTCAACAAGGCCATGCGCCTCAATAGTTTGTTCTTTTGGGTTTGCCTGTCTTTTTACGCATATTCCTTCATTTTCAGCCCATTTTGGGGCTTGAAGTCTAGGTTTATCCCAAAGAATGTCAGGAAATAATTGTTTTAACTTTTCGTTTGAGTCAAATTCCTGCATTATTTGCCTAAGAAATGGCTTTGCCTGTTTTGCAGAAAAAGAAAGAAGCCCAATTGTTATGTCGGGATTGCAAATAACTTCTTGTATAGACCCCAGAAACGTAATTATTGAACTTTTGTAGTGGAACCTAGCCCACAGGTCAAGATGCCTGTCTCTATTTGACTCTACCTCTCTGCACCTTTCGTATATCCACGGATGTAGCATGTCATGTCTATTGCAAATAAAAACAGCAAGATAATAACGGTCAAGTTGAGCGAGAGTACGAATGAAAGAATCATCAATATTAGGATCCCTGTGACAATCAGCATACGCTTCAACAACTTGATTAAATGGAGCAGTATGCCCCCACTCAGCAAATTTTTTTGCAGCGTCTGCGTTTTTATTTTTATATTCGACACTTTTTGCTATGGAGGGGAGCATACTGACTCCTAATTTCTACATTAAGGGAGCGTTTGATGCCATTTGATTTTGGTCAATAACTCCCTGTCCTGCTATGTATTGCAAATTTCCAGAAATAATTTTTTCAATAACCTTTGTTGGATCTTGTCCGGTCTGTTGAGAAAATTGCTGAACTGCTGCCATCTTTTCTTGGTCTGTATCTGAAGGCTGCGCCATTTGATTGTTTTGCATTGACATTTGATTGCTTTGCATTGGCATTGAACTTTCAGGTTGAGGAATATTTGATGTCTGCATATTCGCAGAATTTAAAAAATCATTTACTTGCTGCCCTGCTTGAGATGGGTCTGATGCAGATTGAGTCATTTCGTTAGACATTTGCATGTCAGGCATGGCGGGTTGCTGCATCTGATCTTGCATAGGCATTTGCATTGGAGGAGGTTTTTGAAGATTCATCTTCCTTTTTGCATAAATCTCAGAAATTGCTGATGAAGCGTCATTAAGAGTGTTTGAAACTCTATTTATAAAATCAGCATTTATCCCTCTAATTGTTTCGTCTTTTGAAGCCATAACTATTACCTAGTGAATACTTTCCTTTATTTCTTCTATTCCTTTGTTGATAGCCTTTTCAAGAATTGCGTCTACATCAACTTTATTTTTGACTTCCACAACTCCGGTATGCTCAACTTCTTTTTTCTCTTCTTTTTTGCTGTGTGAAGATGTCCAGCCAAATCTATTAACCATGTTCATCAGCCATAGGCCGTGATTAAATCCGCGAGTTTCAAGATTTTCTCGGCCTTGCCGAATCCACCAAGCCTCTGCCGCCTCTTTTCCAACTTCCACAACTTCTCTAAAGTTTTGCTTTTCTCTGTCGGTGCTTTTTGACCACCTATGAAACGTAGAGCGATTGATTCCCATTTCTCTGGCGGCCTCAAATATTGTTCCGCCACCGTGAAATAATCCTTCAATTCTTCTGGACATTTCTGGAGTCCAAGTTTGGGCAAATTTACTTTTACCGGGCACTTCGTTTTCTCCTAGGTTGAGAATCTTTCTTTCCTTTCGGTCTTCCGGGACTTGCGCTTCTGTTAGAAGACCTTTTTAAAACAGAAAGATTAGACTTTGAGTTGTTCTTTGGATTTCCATCTTTATGGTGAACGTCCTTTGAACTTCCTTTTTTTACTTTTCCAGCAGAAATAGCCCTTCTTCTTGCGGTATTCCTTGCTGCCCTTCTCTTTTTTTGCTCAGGTGTTGACTGATACCTGTCGTATTCAAGCCTGTAACTTCTAGCCATCAATAACCTTTCATTCTTTTAACTTTTTTTCCGATTTTTTTAGCCATCTTTTTTGCTGCCGCTTTTCCTTTCGTTGTGTAAGCGAATTTTTTTCCATTTACTTTTGGCATATTTTTCTCCTTAACGATCTGATCCGTATCCAATCATTCCGCGACCGCCTGAGTCGCCGTATGATCCCTGAAAACTCATTCCGGGAATTCCAAACAAATTGTTTGCATAGGCTTGAACGTCATAGCCGGTAGGACTAACATTTCCGGAAACTGTTGAATTTCCGGTAGAATAATTAGCGCTCAAACTTGGGTTGAAATTTCCTTGGTACCCCTGTAAATTTAAAGACGCTCCAACTCTATGATCTCTAGTTGGAACATTGTATGAAAATGATGGAGTATCAAAATTTATACCGCTTATTGATAGATTTGGATCAAACGCGGGGCTGAAGTTATAGTTAAGACCTCTTGGGTCAACGGTTCCTTTTCCATATCCAAACTTTCCTGAATAATTAAGAGATACTGAAGGATTGTTTGTATTATAAGAAGTGCGAAAGTCGTCCATATAAAAAGAAACTCTGCTTATATCATTTACATCTCCGCCTCCAAATGCGTCCGCTCCTAGACCTCCCTCTCCTGAAGAGTCAGCGCCTCCGCCTGTACTCTGAATGGTATCTGCTTTTAATGTACTCATAGCGTCACCAATGTCCCACCGCTTTCAACGGTTAA